TTAAATATTTTATCACCAAAAACTAACAGTAAAGAAGTCGCGACAGAAATAGCTAAGGAAATCCCTCCAAAACCTTTTAAATCTCTTAACATGGCCTTTAATGCCCCACCAGCAGAACCCGTTTTATTCTTTAAATATCCAAATTGTTCAGTTAAGTTGGTAATGTTATTGGAAACCCCCATTATACCAAAAGGCGCATCTTGAACAGTTCTACTAAAAGCTGTCATTGCAGAATTACCACTAATAGCACTTTTACCTAGTTTATCAATACCTTTAGCAGATTTTGAGGAACTTTTTCCTAGTTTACTATTAGTTTTTTCAGCAGATTTCTCTAAACTATTAAATTCGCCTTTTGCCTTTGCTAATTCCTTCTGTAACTTGTCAATCCTAGCGGATATTTCAACACTTAACTCTGCCATTACTTTTTGTTATTATATTGTTGTTGTGCTTTTAAAATAGCATTTTTCTGTGAATCACTTAAACCTTTTGGTTTCCCCTCTCCTAAATAACTTTTTCTAATTTCGTTTATCCTTTTTTTCTTGTCCTTTCCGTCAATAAATCCAGCAATCAAAACATTTGTTGACAATTCTGCTATCTTTAGCCATTGGTTTTTCTGAATCCTATTGTACGCAAAAAGGCGAAGTTGAAACTCCGCCCATGTCATATTGCAATACTGTTCATAAGAACAGTTGAATTCACCTAAACAAACAGAAACAACGTCAGCCTCCCAGTTTATTTTTTTTTTACTTCATTATCTTCAACCCCTTCAGTCTTAGGCAAACTGTCAATTATAGACTGTAAAAACGCCTCAACAAATTTAGCACTTTCTGAGCCGTCTTTAAAATGCCCTGTTTCTTCTATTAAGTCAGACATTTCAAACGGTTTTAAATCAGCTTTTTTACCTTGTCTTTTGCTGTTATGCAAATAACTTTTATACATCAAATTTGGGATAAATGTATAAGGTTCGGAATTAATACTGTCAAAAATACCTTGTAAATCTGTATTTTCTTCTTTTAGAAATTCACCTAAAAAAGATAGCCCAAAAAAGAACTCTAATTCTTTACCATTAAAGTTTAGTTTTATTTTATTTGTCATATTATGCGTTTGGATCAGTTTCAGTAATTAAACCACTATTTTGTAACGTTCCGCTATAAGTAGCAAATTCATCACCAGCAGCAGCAGTAATTTCTAAGTCAGCAAGTACAGCAGTCCCGTAATAAGAAACTGGAGTAATTTGGTCAGTTGACATTTTCCAAGTCTGAGTTGATCCGTTAGCAACGTTAATAAAATTCAACAAAGAATCAAAATCTGTTTTACCCGCTTCTGTTTTAATGTAAGTAGCCTCAAAAGAAACCTCTGAACTCGTAGAACCGGCAACTCTAGTAATTTCACCAGGAGCGCATTTAGTTTGTGCTTCAATTACGTTTCTAGTAACTGATAAAGAATTTGATGTCAAACATCCGATTGGCTCATAAGCTGAACCATCCCAAATTGATAGTATAACAGCATCACCTTTTATAAAAGTACTCATTTTTATATATTTATATTAATATGTACAAATATAAATATTATTTATTTAAACTTTCGTTTTAATACAATTAATTTATAGTTAACTCTAAACGCATTAATTTTCTAAAGATATTTTCGTTTTCTGTGATTGTAACAATATCATTCGGAAAATCTTGTATTTGCTTTTGAACTACTAAACCACTTGAAACGTCTAATACTAAATTATTAGTTGCGTTTCTTACTGCGTCTAAGATATTATCAGCAAGTAAACGACTTCCAGTGTTACCGCTTCCGTCGTAAGTTGTTACAATGTCAATTAATATAGAACTTTCCCAAACATCTCCGCATTTAGTCATTTGATTAACCTGGTTAGTTTGTGTTGTCATTAAAATAAAATGCTGAGGAATAACACTTCCTGTTACTCTACTGTCATAAGCTGGTATAGTTAAAGTATCAACTACAATATTATTAACAGCGTCAAAGACTGCTTTTCTTACGTATTTATCGGGTAATTGCTTAATCATATTTTTTGGTTAACCTTTTTAATAACTCTTTTAAATCTTTTAAATATTGTTTTCGACCCTTTACAAATGCCGGATATAAATACGGCTGAGGTTCTTGTCCTTTTCGCAATATACTCATAAAAATTGGATATGCTGCGCTTTCCGGTATTCCTTTATTTTTACACCAATCTTTAATACCTTGTAAACCTTGCTCAAATGATCCGCCTTTTTTACCTTTAAACTGTGATGCAACATCTTGTAATTCTGCCGGAACTCTTACCTTTGCACCTGTTCCAAATTCTACATAAGCACCATAAGGTGAATTTACTACTACTTTATAATCTGCATCACCTACTTTAGTGAAAATAATACTTTGCGCTAACTTTCCTAAATTCTTTGGTGCAAATGCTTTTGCGTCTGCTACTATATCCATTGATGAGATTTTTGTAATTTCTTCAACTTCTTTTTTAGATTCTGAACCAAATTTTTCTAAGTCCTTTAATACTTTCGTTAGCCCTTTGATATTTTTGTCAGACATTACGGTACATCATTAACTATGTCAGCACTTGTCATGTTATACATTTGAAAAACACAATTTCCTTCCGTTCCATTATCTTGTAAGTATGGATATGTATCTCCGTCTCCCATTCTCCACCAATGTTTAGGCTCGGTTGCTAATGTTGATAAATCAAAAGGTATTCCACTATTATAAATAGAAGATACATTTGCACTTTGGTCGCTATCCCATATAGCTAACTCGTCTATTTTTTCTCCTGTCAAAGTGTTTCCATTTACTAACTTTCCGACTCTTAAATTCTGACCACTTAAAGCTCCACTCCAACCATAGTTTTGGTGAGTGTTTGATGTCGTCTGACTCACTCCGTCTATAAACAACTCAAATCTATTGTAGTAACTACTTATGCTTCCGCTTGATGCGCCTGTAGCTCCTCCGTCATAGGTACAAACTATGTGCTGCCAAACATTATTTGTTAAAGCGTTTGGAGACATTACTCTAATATTATTGTTTCCACTACCATACTGAAGCCTTAACTTGTGAGTGCCTGTCATTCTTATTTCTATTATACCACCGTTTGTGGTGTCGTTAGAACCGTAATATAACACGACTCTTCCGCTTGTTGTGTGTGTCGGCTTTATCCAAAAAGAAATAGTCCAAGCATCTGAAGAACCGCTACCATTTCCACTTCTTCCCAACGTACTATCTAATAGTGATGCGTTTGCACCTAAGTAATCTGAGCTGTTTAGTTGAATACTCTTAGTGTTAGAGAAAGGAGGTGTAGATACTGTTAATACTATAGTCTCACTATCTTCTCCGTTGTAATTTATTGCTTTTACAGGTATATTGTATGTTCCTGTAGATAAAGAAGAGCCACCAATCAGCTTTCTTATATTTCCTTCTACTGTTGTAACCCCACTAACATTAGATAAATCCCATTCATATCCAACTCCGTAGTCGGCAGTTAATTCGTAATTTAAAGTTTCTCCTTCCGTAAGGCTTATAGCTAAGCTAGACGTTATGGAAGGTGGGCTGCCTGTAGATGCTCCTGTGTTTTGAAACAAAGCATTTAAAGTGTTTATCTTCTCTGTGTTTGTGCCTGTCAATAAAGAGCTGCTTATAGATACGTTACTAAGGTTTATATTTGAATAGTATGTTTTAGAACCTATTATAGAGCTGACACTTAAGGAGTCTGACTCTAATACTGCGTGTATAGTATTGACAGGAAAATAGTCGCCTGTACTCATTATTACTGTATTGTCCTTAGAGTCCAAATAAAAGTTAAAAGTATCTGAATCAGAAGCTACTTGTTGACCTATACTTCCTAATACATTACATTCAGCAGTAATATAGTCTGCACATTCTTGAGGGGTAGAAAAAGAGTTTCCATCAGCATCTTGAAAGTTCGTATATGGTATTCTATAAAATTCATAAACAGTCTCTTCCTCATCTATACTCCTTACATCATTCTTTATATTTATTAATTGAGATTCTGTAGCATCTACTTCTCCACTCAAACAAGAGTTCCAATATACAGGGTTGCTAGACCCTTGAAAAGTTACACAGTTACCTGCTTCGTTTCTAATTATCTTTATTGCCATTTATTATCGTATTAAAGTTATTAAAAGTCCTAAAGGTTGAATGATTATAGGGTTATCTGACTTAATAGCAGGAAGGGTTAAAGCGTTTACATCTTCATTACTTGTTATCCACGCTGAAATCTCTACCCTGTTTAAGTAAGTGTTTCCTACAGTACCTCCACCGTAAAATATAGGCTGTGTAGTAAGAGGGAAAGTGAATGTAATATTATCACTATCATCTCTGTTAGAATACCATAAAGCTGGTTCAACAGTTGTATTTGCAATTTGAGGGATAACGTTAAAATCAAACCTAACTCTTAATTGGTCTCCATAAACGCAATCATTTAATCTTATTCTACCTGTACTACCTTCAAACCCTGTTCCACTTGAACTAGGATATTCTGAATCAAAGTCATAAGAGTAATCTACTAAGCTATCGACTCCTTTTGGCAAGTTAGCTCCTTGAAATAATCCTATATCGGTATTTCCACTAGGAGAAGGTACTGACCAATAAGGGTTGTCTACAGCTAAGTGAACATCTCTGTCTAAAGAAAAAACTTTGTAAAGCTCATTATTTGCATCTGTCTGAGTGTAGTTTATCCCTGCTCCTGCTTCCCATACGTAATTGTTTGACAATGGTTTACCTGAAAATGCTCCTGTGTGAGAGTAACCTGATTGACCACTCTCTCCGTTTATCTCTACCCACTTAGTTCCATTCCAAAACTTATTTACTTTTTCATTAGTGTCGTAAATAATAACACTTTCTTCTGGTCTTAACGAAGACACTTCAGCAGACGTATGCTTGTCAGGTCTAACATTGTAGCTAGTATTTTTAATCATAGTATTTTTTAACTGTTAATAATTCTCGTTGTATCTACATTTGTAACATTACCCTCTTGTGAGGTCTTTTCAGATGTTATATGTATTTCCGTTCTTTGCGTATCTTGGTTAACTATAGTAGAATCGTGGTCGTCATTATGTATAGAGCCAATACCTTGTTTCCAATAGTACTGGCACTTACAATTTTTACAGTCTTTTATAGTATATGTATTCTTTGATTTACAATATTTTGCTCTCATTCTCTAGGTAGTCTTTTATTTCTTGTAATAATATCTTAGCTTCTTCTTCAGTCATATCTTCTACAGAACTCATCTCTTCTTCTTTCTTGTCACTAAAGATACCTTCAATACTTAAACCTAAGTACTTACCATTCTTTACATCTTGCCATACAGCATCATTATCTATCTTCATAACTACTGCCCAATCACCTTCTTTAGCATTTAAGTTATACAAAGCAGTTTTATCTTGTTTAGGGTCTTCTACTATCCAAGATTCTATTACAGATACACCAGAAGTAAACTCTTGATGTTCTAGGGTTGTATTATTGTTTTTAAGGCGTTTTAAATATAGCTCAGACGCTTTTCTCACAGTTTCCTTAGAGAATGTTATATTATACTCGTAATCACCTCTACGACGATATATGAGCTTATCTGGAACTAATGCTAATCCTACAATAATTCTTTTCTCTTTATCTACAGTTTTAAACTCAACTTTATGTTGGTCTTTACTAAGAGCTACAAAGTTCTCTTCTATAGCAGGAAACTCTACTAGAGAGATAGCGTTTATACCTTCTTCCTCTAGTTGTTCGTCTATGATTAATTCTATTGTATCCATAATTTTTATTTAATAAGTTAACTATTTTTATTATTATCGTTTTGTTTTTAACCAAAG